AACTCCTGCATCACCTTGTCTTGCTGCTGCTGGCATTTTCAATCCTCATAAGTCGTAAAAATTTATCATGCCAGGAATCAATCTCTTCGTGCTGCTCTCGAGAATGTGGCTCAGGAGGTATCTCAGGAAGGAATTCTATCACATGATCAAAATCGTTGGGGATATCTTCGTACTGATCATACTCAACCAGCTGGTCGCCCTGCATGATCACAAATCTATGTCCCATACTTTATTTATGGGAGTAAAATGTCAGATCAATTGTATATTGGTAGTGCTTTGCATGTATTGGTCAGCAAATGCTTTATCGCTGGCCACTGCCACGGTCACAGTAGATTTGCTCAAAGCAATGTCTTTGTCCGGTGCCACTGTGAACAAATAGGGCATGAGTCCGGGACCTTTTGCGCCCATAGCGATCACCATGGGTTTTGAAAGTTTGTAGTGAGTGAGTGTTTCTTCATTTAGCCGGGCCACTAGTTCCTCACCTGATGTGAGTTTGAATGTGACCACTTCGTTTGGGCTTACGCCTTTGTCTATTAGCATTTAATCTCCGTATCCGCCGGCGGTTTCTTCGATGTATTTTCTCAGTTCTGTGAATCCGCCAACGTGATTGTTGTTCACAAAAATCTGTGGAACTGTTCTTGCTGTGGGCACTGCTTCCAACAAGTCTTCTCGGGTGTATCCGTGCCCGATTTTCTTTTCTTCATATGCGATATTCCTTTGCTCTAATAGAGCTTTGGCTTGGTCGCAGAAGGCACAGTTATCTTTGCTCCAGACTATGGCTTTCATTGTATTCTCCTTACAGATTGGGTAGTTGATCGTAGTCAAGGCTTTCGCTCATCACGCCGATAACATAGTTAGTTGATTCGTTCTCTTGCAGTGCAGTTTGTTTCTTGGATGTATCCGAATGTTTGTTGAACCAAGGAATGGGTGTGTTTCTTGGAGCAGGTGATTGATACTTGATACCGATATCTTTGAGTGCGCCCACTGCTGTGTAATCCACAAAGTCTTTGAGAATGTTGGCGTTGAGTCCAATCACCGGTCCTCGGTTAAACAAGTAGTCCGCCCAGGTTTTTTCTTCTCGAATTACATCCATGTATAACTGATAAACTTCAGCTTCACATTCAGCTTTGGCCTCTGCAAAGCGTGGATCTTCTTTGATCACTTGGTTGATCATGAATGCCGTCCATTCTTTGTGTAACAATTCATCCTGTAAGATCAAGCTGATGATGTTACCATTACCAATAAAGATCTTGTTCTCTACCATGGCCAGGCTTGTGGCAAATGATACCATGAAACGGAATGCCTCTAATGCATAGCTGGCATGCAGAGCCATCCATATGGCTTTTATGTGACTTTTTTCACTTACTGTCTTTGGATTGATCTCTTTGAAGCAATTCAACACATGTAGTTTGTCATAGTAATCGCCCACGCTCGACGCCATATCAATAATCTCTTTAGTGTCATGGATGGTGTTGAACACATCCTTGGGCACATTGTAGATGTTACGGATGATATGGCTGTAACTACGACTGTGGATGTTGGTCTCAAAGAAACTCCAGTTGTACATCAATGCTTCTAGTTCAGGCAAGCTCACACATGGAGTGAATACCTGTGCTGGGCCGCGCCCTTGCAGACTATCCAATGCCGTCTGACGCAATAGGTTTGATGTAAAGATATGTTTCACGGCATCACTCGCGTCTTTGAAGTCGGTGGCATCCTTGCTGAGACTGATCTCTTCGGGTACCCAAAAGAAACCACGAGCAGTCTGTTCTATCTTTTGTATCTTGTTGTATTTGACTTCTTCAAATCGTTGGATAGTTACAGGACCTTCAGGATCCAGAAACATCTTGCGATTGAGATAATCGGTTCGTGTGGTTAGATTATATTGTTGTTTTGACATTTATTTTTAATAGGTGAGGGAACACGCTGAAAATTACCCTATGATTTAATTACAAATAACTGATAGAAAATTTTACACCAGTTTCATTTATCCAACGGCTCCAATATCCTATCCAGACAGAATCTGTTGGTTTGCCAAGATCTGCTGCCTCTTGATCTATCCATTCATATCCTTCTTCTACTATAGACAATCTTCCATCATCTATGAATGGTTGTCTATGGGCTTCTTGGCGGATCTTGGCTTGTGCAAATTCATCTTGCTGTGCTTGAGGCAAGGTAGCAATCCAATCAAGGAATTGCAGTTGTGGGGCGCCTTTGGGCCAGGTATATTCAAATTTTTGTATTACTGACATTGTTGTCTCCTAAAGTTTACATGCTTCACAGTCTTCCGCATCATCAAAGTCTATGGGCATGAGTGGTGCATCCTCGGCTACCTCTTTGCTGCCTTGCTTGTTGATCAAACTGTAATAGAAAGTTTTTAATCCCCACGCATGTGATTGCATGAGATTTTTAGCAATCAAGGTAGTAGGAACTTTGCGATCTACGAAATGTGCAGGATTGTAGAATGTATTGGTTGAGATACTCTGATCCACATAGGCTGCAATCACTGCTGCGGTTTTGAGATAACCTTCACAATCCTTCTGCTCCCACATCATCTGGTATTTATTTTTTAATTTGTGATATTCAGGAACCACTTGCACAAAACTACCGGCCTTGCTTTCCTTTACGCTGATCAAGCTCATGGGCATTTCAATGCCATTGGTACTATTGATCACCACACTACTGGATTCCACTGGTGCTACTGCCATCTGTGTGGCATTACGCACACCATGTTGTTTCATGTTGGTGCGTAGTGTTTCCCAATCCAGTTCCGGAGCGAAGTCAGCAAGATCATTTACTCCCTTGGCCCTGAGTTCCCAAGGGAATACTCCTTTGCCATAGCGTGTGTGTTCACTGCCCAAGCAAGCCCCGCGCTCTTGTGCCAGTTCCACTGACGCTTCTGTGAGATAGAACGCCATGTGTTCCATCCAACTTTTGATCTCGGCTAGAGCATCCTTCTCCCCGTAACGCAGACCTCTCTTGGCGTGCCAGTAGGCGAGGTTGGTGATGCCGATGCCGAGTGGTCGGATCTCATCGTTGGACAGTTTTGATTGGATGGATAAGAAGTCTTGGTAATCAAGAATGTTATTGAGACTGCGGTGCAGAATGCGGGCAGCACGACGAATATCTTCTGGATTACGGAAGGCTCCCCAGTTGAGACTTCCCAACGTGCAAAGTGCGATACGACCAGTAGGATCATCCAGCCGCTTAAAGGAACGAGTAGGCAAAAGTATTTCACAGCATAAGTTACTCTGGTAGATGGTGTGATATTCCGGATCAAACGGTCCTTGGCTCATCACATTGTCAATGAACACTAGATATATACGTCCAGTGTCTGTTCGTTCTTTGAGAATACCACTCTTGAAAACTTCCTCCGCAGCCATCGTCTTCTTACGCAGGCCTTTCTGCTTTTCATATTTGCAGTAAAGTTCTTCAAACAGTGCAGTATCTTTATAAAATGCTTCATATAAATCAGGAACCTCGTTAGGGTCAAAGAATGTTATGTTTTCCTTGTTCTTGAAACGCCGCCAGAAAAATGCGGATAGAACCACACCATAGTCCATGTGTCGCACACGGGTTTCTTCTGTGCCTTGATTGTTCTTGAGCACAATAAGATCATCAAACTGATGATGCCAAATAGGATAAAAAACAGTAGCACTTGCATTGCGGATACCTCCTTGTGAGCATGAACGTAGATCACCGAACCACTTCTTCAAGAAAGGTATCATGCCGGTGTGCATGATTTCACCACCACGGATGGGACTGCCCAACGGACGCAGTCTTCCAATCTCAAGACCAATGCCAGCTCGCTTGCTGGCATACTTGGCCATCATCTCACCACTAGCAAAAATGCTATCAAGATCATCGTCACTACGAATAAGAACGCAACTAGAAAACTGCTTAGTAGGAGTGCCAAGGCCAGCAAGTACTGGAGTGGCCAAAGTGAATAATCCGTCACTTGCTGCATTATAGTATTCTTTGATATATCGCATTCTTGCAGTGTTGGGTTCTTCTTTGTGGAAAACGGTAGCTGCTGCAACCATGTATCGAATTTGAGGTGTTTCATAAGTTTCCTTAGTAGCACGATTTTTCACTAGATACTTTTCAATCAATTGCTCAATCGCAGCATAACTGAGACTCTCATCCTTGTCGTGATCGATCATGTCCTGCATACGGTTCCAGTCATCCTCTGAATACCACTCTAACAGTTCAGGAGTATAAAGACCAGTTGTAACATTTTTCTTTACGATTTCGTAAAGGTGTGGTGGATCGTAACTGCCATATACATCTTTGCGTAGCATGCTCAGTCGTTGTTTGCCGGCCACGTATTGATAGTTGGTATGACCCACATCAGGATTTGATTCCACATCAATTAGATCCACAATGGCTCTGAGTGTGATACCATCAATCTCTTTGGTAGTGATGCCATCGTAGAAATGCATCTGTGCTTTGATCTCTACCATGCTTTGACTTACGTCTGCTATACCCGAGCATACCTTGGCGATCTGGGTCTGCCATTTTTCTAGTGCCAGTGGCTCTCTACGGCCATTACGTTTGATAACTGTGATCTGTGTCATTTCTGCTCAATATAGTTGTTGTTTTACTTCGCGCTGCGCGATGTGATGTTTGCTTTGTTGGAGACGGGTATTTAACTCAAGATCACTACCCCAATTCAATATATATTTTCCACCTTGAACTTGGACTAAATTGCCCTGTTCGGTCTCCACTAATTCAGCGTCTTGTATATCATCACGATCCAGCACAGTGATAGTATACAGGATTCCCAGCCCGCGAGCAAGATCACAATAGATGTTATCGCTCAAAAGTTGCCAGGGATCTGGCCAATCCGGCCGATCGTCCCAGTGCAGATGATATGCACGCCAGGGTGTTCGTTGCCACCAGGCATTGATTTCATCAAGAGCGTCGGAGGTAGGAAGATCGCGAACACGATCTCGCAATGCTGTCCACGCCGCTAGGCGTTGTTCAAAGGTTGAGCCCCACATCAGGCAAGTAGAGTTACTGAATAATTTAAAGTGGCATTGATGCCAGTATTAGCGGCGCTGGCCAACCAGCTGACCTGACCTGCTAGTTCCTGTACACCAAAAGTTACATTGGTGGTTGAGTTTTGTACACCAGTATCGGATCCTTGCAAGCCGGTGCCGGCATTGTCTGTTCCGGCCACAATGGTGTAAACACCGGTGCGTGTGGCAGTATCTCGAACTATGGTATAATTGATCTGCACAGCTCTGATTGCTGACGCAAAAAAAGTAAAGATCACCTGGTTGAGTGTGTTGTTATTAACAGTGGCTGACACACCAGTCTGCCGAATATAAGTGCCTTGTTGAGTTTGAGCTGCTCCATCAAACGCGATGTTAATGCCATCATTGATGTTGATACGTGGCCAGGTGCCGGAATACGCAGTTGTACGCTGGAACATGTCTCCGATACTGACATTGTTGGTGCCTACAAAACTGATCACCGCAGTGGATGGTGCTGTGGTCCCATTGAAGTGATTGCCTACATCATAAAACATATTGTAACCACTGGCATTCATCACGGTGTCAGTTGCGATGTAGATTCCCTCGGCATAGATGTTGTCGAACACATTACCCAAGATGCGGAATCCAGTAGGACCTCCATTAACCGGTGATGGATCACCTAATTGTATGCCTTGATAATGTGTATTAAATGTACTCTCTGTGACCAAGCATCCGGATACCTGATTCTGAGTTTGGATGGCCCAGGTGGTACCACCAAATGTACATCTGCGGAATGTGATATTGTTACAAACTAGACTCAATGTGGATGAAAAATGCACACATGCGATGTTGTCAAGAGAATCTCCAAGATCGGTTTCGACCAATGGTCCTTTAAAACTCACATCTACAAAAGTACATTGTGATGCATCCTCTACAAAAAATACATCTACCAATTCCAAACTCTCGAATCCCATGTTAGATATAGTGATATCTATAGGAGCTGTGGCACCATTGGTTCCGATGTTTACTCCTGTCTGTTGTAAACTGTCTCCAAACCTCGCCACATACTCACTCAATGTAGAAGTGGGGCTTGATGTGTCTAACACAATCACGCTGGAATTGATTCCTTCACCATACAACATAGCATAAGGTGGAATGATAATGGATTCAGTGACTAGATATCGTCCTGCTGGAAAAAACAATGAACGGCGAATCTGTGGATTAGATTCTCTGCAATACAACTGATACAACGCTCGGTTGATGGCTGCTGTGTCATCGGTGACACCATCGCCCACTGCACCAAAATCCAACACACTAGCAAATTGATCCAACCATTGCTGTAGATTCAAACTTACCGGACTACCCGATGTGGCACCAGTCTGCACGGTGTATCCAGCAGCAGCACCCGCATATGTGTAGGCACCATTTACCAGCAAGAAATCTGAAAATTCAGTTAGAATTTCAGTGTTACCTATTACAGGAGCACCGTCTTGAAGTGTGCCATTGCCGATGAACAATCTTCGTTCATCAGTTGCCCAGCCCAGTTCTGCACCGGCTAATTGCGGTAGATTTTCTGCCAGACCTTTGCGGTTTGTTATTCGTGATACTTGAACTATTGCCATGGGAGTCCTAATTCTGTGCTGTATTTAGCCAGAATCAGCCGGGCAGTCTAGATGTGCTTGGTGTAATATTCTTCTACTTTGCGCCACCACAGATCACGATAACGATCGTATTCTGTGCCCTCCAGCACAAACTCCTGATATTGTGGCTTCGAGACGAGATTGTGATGTTCATCAACATTGGGTTTCACACACATCAAGATCACACCTTTGCGTATTTTTGTGCCATGCAGTTCGTTATGTGCTTCTGCATAGGCGCATAACTGTACAAAATAATCGTCAATCCATTCACGCTTTTTGGGCTTGTTGGTTTGCTTATAATCTAGGATGGATTCTTCGTTGAGATGTATACCAGCACCATCAGTTGTGCCTGCATAGATCTTCGGA